CCTTGATAGATACCATAAAACTTTAACTCATCCATTAACTAGCCCTCTTTTGCAATCGTGTAGTAACAGCGGTTGAGCGTTTTTTTTCAGTAAAGGTTATTTTCTTTACTGGAGCAGTAGTCTTCCATACGGAAGGTGCTTTTACACCCGTTGTTGGTTTTGTACGGTTGCCAATCTTACCAAAGCTTGTGACATTTCTTTTATTAGCTTTGACGTTGTTTTTAATAATCTTGCTTTTAGGCTTCTTTTTACTTTGAGGAATACCAGGCTTTACTGCTCTAACTTTTTTTGCTGGTGGGGAAGCTACTAGCTCGCCACCAAATCTTTCTGCTGAACCTAGGGAGTCTGTGCCAATATAAAGCTCAGTTACATATGTAAAAACGTTTCTTTCTGTTTCAACAATTTTATGTTGAGCTCCAAGAATGACCCAGTAACCGCTATAAGTCGTACCAATTCCATCCAAATACACAGGCATATTAGGCCTTAAGTCAGGTTCGCCTAGCACAGTTGCCGTTCCTCTATATGGAAAAGAGGCCCGCAGCTCAGCTGCTTCGGCTTCAAAAGCTGCGGTTTCTGAATTAGGTGCTACAACATTTGTATTAAAACGGTCAAACATTTCGTATTGAGCTAGTGCTTTTGTCTTAGGATTTCTTTTTTGTTTAGTAATAGATACAGGAGATTTTGCTGCTCTATCAACACCCTGTACTGCATGGGCAGCTTTCATGTCCCCTCCGTCATAAGAGATGGACTCACTGATAATAGGTTTAAAACTATATAGGGTAGAGCCACGAGTATCAGACTCTGTTCTCATTGTAAAAGTGCTGGCTTCACTTCTATAATTTTTAAAGTCTTCTAGGATAGGCTCAAAGTACAACTCTGTGTTTTGAGTACGCAAGGTGTAGCCAATTTGTTTTGCAAGGCGTACAAGTATCTGCCAGTCTGTGTTTCCTGTATGGGAAATCTGTTCAAAGATACGAGGGTGTGGAACCCCATAGTATGAAAGCCCGTGTTTATTTGCTAAGTCTCTGCAAACTTGGTCAGCTGTGTAATCTTTAAATATTTTTTGCGTGGCCTGTTTTAATGGAAAAGAAGCGCCAATCATAACTACTTCTGTAAAAGCTGTTCCAGGTGTGTGGTTAGGCTCAATGTGATGAACGTATCCATTGAACTCTCTTCTAGATGTAGTTCCTTTTATTTCAACTTGTACAGGAGAACCAGGCTTAACTGAATCATATTCTAAGTTCCAATCTTTAAAAAGAACACTAAGCATTTCATGTTCATAGTTCTTTTGATAAAGAGTAGCGCTATATACACGTGCAGGGGGCTTTGCAGTGTCTGGAAATTGTACAGAGATAAAGCTATACACGAGGAATCCTTATGACTGTTCCAGCAGGTATATTTGTAAAGTCAACTATCTCTGGATTGTACTCAGCGATTACCCACCACCAAGATGGAGTTTGATAATATTTGTAAGCAAGTAGGTCTAAACGGTCATCTTGACTAAAGGTATGTTGAAAGTAACTAACTACCCCCATATCGGTCATGTAGTAAAAAACTGTTGGGTTTTCATCTCCGTTAGGTTTTACTGAAAAGAAGTCAATAAGAGAGTATTCATATCTAGAACCTGAATAAATAGACATCGTATCTCCTAAATAATAGATGAACCAGCGAAGCAGTCCACGCTAAAGTTTACTGTAGTTCTTAGCGGAATCATTTCTTCGGTGAACATCGTGTGGTTAATTGATAAGTTAGTAATCCATCCAACGTAAGAAAGAGCTTCTGTAGAGTCTGGACCAAAACGAAATGCTAATAAAGTAGGGCTTAAGAAACCAATATCGGCAGTCTTCTTACCTAGAAGGGTTACCCACCCTCCTCCAGGACCCGCACCGTTAATAGCTTTAAAAAGGTACTCAAGGTCAGCTAGGGTTCCGTAACGAGATAAGTCATACAGCTTTTGGTTCATAGATATTTTCTTTAAAGCATCAGAGTCAGAAAGTCCGTATCTATACTGATTTAAAAATTCTGCACCAAAAGATGGGTAAGCACCTTTCTCAGTTTTTTTACCGCCAACAATGCTTCGTAAAGCTGCAAAATCATTTACTCTATCTAAGACAATACTAAACGTAATGTTTTCTTGTCCAGGGAACGCTCCAGATACAGAGCGCAAACGGTCAGAAGATGACGGAGTTACATCCATATTTCTGGCAACTGCTACAGAAATATTTTCAGGGTTCCATAGAAACTGAAAGCCGTAATTAAAGTCGCTAGACTCACCATCACTTGACGCCGAGGTTTTTTCTGCAGCTTTCTTTTGAGCATCAGTCATGCTAGCTTTTTTTGCAGCTTCTGCTGTAGTAACTTGTCCTGTGTCATCTGTTGTACTAATTTCAGAACCAGTTGAATACCACCATATAGCGCCACGGCGATACTTGTGAATATCATCAGAGGTAGACGCTGGGTATCCATACACTGCTTCGTCACCAATTACAGATATAGCTCTTACAGGTAAACTCCAAGCATGCGGAGGTAGGTTAAAAGAACAGCCTGGTGCTGGCTTTTGTTTTTTAGTTCTTTCAGCTAAAACTTGACCTCTTGTAGGCATAGGTTGTTTTGGAACTTCTGGAGCAGTAGCTTTATCAACTAAGCTTTTAGTTAGATTAACTGCTGCAGTTCCTCCTGGAACTTTTGCTTGAACAACTTTTACAAAAGCATTTTTTGCAAATCTAGTAAGTGGGTTATTTACAACTGGATTGCTGATAACCTTTGATACAACAGACGTATTTTTATTAGGGGTTGGTTTAGCTGCCATTAGAAGTTAGCCGCCTTACTAATAGTTTCTTGACTTGATAACGCTGCTTTAAGAGCTTCTACTGTAGTGCTAGGGCTTCCCGCACCATCAATTTTAATTGATACTCCACCGTAGTTATACGTAGTAGCTTGTGGCACATGCTTTGCGTTATCCCAGGAGCCTTTAGTTATACCAGAAAGAAGGCTTTTAGTTTCTGATTTGTTTCCCTCTAAAAAGTCTTTCATAGAAAACTTGCCGTCAGTCTGACTTGTTACACTACCACCAGGTCCACCGTTGTATTTAGTTCCAGAGTATTCAGAAGAAGACCCGTTAAATTTATAATTACTTGCCTTACCTTCACCGTGTACCCAAGCAGACTTATTAATAGCTGCAAGGATAGTATCTTTGTCGCCACCCTTACGAAGGGCTTCTACGATTGCAGCGTAGCCACGCTCTTCAGCTCGCTTGCCTGTAAGAGAGGCAACAGTTGCTTTAATGCCGTCATCCCAACTTGCGTAAGCTTTTACACCAACGCTGTTCATTCCTTTAGACCCAGGTAGTTCATACGTAGTATTTAATGGGTTGTAAGAAGCACTGTTCTTGTAGTGACCGCCTTCAAATCTTGCCCATGTTTTTAAAGCATCCATTGAGTCGGTGCTAACAGGCGCGTTTAATGCAACAAGCATTGCTTTTGCCCAAGCATCAGGACTTGACTTATCTGTAAGTCCAGACTTAGAGGTGTATCCCCCAGCTTTAACTCCACCACCACTATCGCGGAATGGTGAGTTTTTAAGTTCATGATTAGGAATGATTTGTCCATCAACTTTAGGAACAAAGAGCTCAGGACCACGTTCACCTACAACGTAAGGCATCTTAGCTTCTGTTGGTCCACCGTCTGCTAAACCAGGTATTAGACTTTTAAGTCCGCCCATAAAGGAACTAAATCCACCAATCATAAAGTTACCACCGCTAGCAAGGGTGTCTCCAAACCCTTTAAGCGAGCCGCTTAACTTTAATATTCCTGTCCAACGGTCTAAAAAGTTCATCATTCCAGATATTTTTTCAAGCGCGTTGTTGCCAGCAGTAAATCCTGCAGCTAAAGCATCTGCTACTTGTCCTAAAGTTTTTGTTGATTCTGCAGTTCTATTAGAGAGTGAGCTTACGGCAGCCGTAGTTGCTCCTACACCTTCTGCGGCCCTCTTTCCTTCTGCGCCACCTTTAATAGCAGCTCCGCCTGTACGAGCTTTAAATATAAGACCGTCTTCTACCTGCTTACGAAGTAGTGGGTCATTGCCAAAGTATTGGTCAAGCATAGAAGCAAGAGCGTTACCTGGCTGTAAAGAAATACGAACATCGTCTACAGTAAGTGGGCTACCTCCAACTTTCTCACGGTTAAGTTTGCGCCATAGTTCGTCAATAATCTGTGGCATAGGTTTCATAGAACCATCTTCACCACGAATTTTAATGCCAATACCACGAAGCATGTTTACGTTACGCGCTTGTTGCATAGCACCGTAGGCACGAGTAGAACCCTCAATACCAATACCAGGAGTTAAGTTAGACATAGCAGCATTACCCATCATCATGGACTGCATGTTAGGGCCACTTAATCCATACTGTGCTGCAGTAGCGTACGCGTTAACTGCATCAAATTTATTAGTTGCAGTGCCAGCTTTCATTAAAGCATCTGCTGCTCTACGAGCCGAATCTCTATCATTATTTCCTTGACGGTTAAAAGTCTTTCCAAAAAGACCAGTATCACCAAGGCTGCTTATTCCAAACAGTCCTTCTCTTTGATAAGCAGGTTGCTGCTGATAAAACACCATACGGCTAAGCGCTAGCTGGTAATCAACGCCTTCTTTTGTACCAGGCATTGCTTGCATTCCACCAACAGCGCCTGCTGCAATAGCGGTCCTATAATCCATTGGATTACGTGGAGGAGTTTTATTTGTTTCAGGTACTGGGTATGCCTGATTAACATAAGGTTGTATAGCGTTTTGATTAAAGACAAGTCCACCACCGCCACTTGTAGCGCCGTGGTAGCTAACTTGACCTTGAGTATCAACAGAGAACTTAGGGTAGGGAGCGACCTGATTGGTGCCCCCACCACTAGACCCGCCTAATTTAGACGTGCCTGAACCAAGGACGTTGACCCAACTTCCAGTATCTGATTTAAGGCCTTGTACTTGCTGCCTTAATTGTGAAATGCCTGAAGAGAGGTCAGAGATAATAGAGCTGGCTTTACCATTTGGTAGGTTCAACATTTATCTAATTACCTAACTGTTCTCTTAGAGCGCTCCATCCAGTTAGCTCGTTCTCTAACTGATAAAGCACGTATGTCTGATAAGGACCATCCTGCAAAAGTTCTTGTTATAACTTCGTATTGGTCTAGAAGTTCTTCGTAATCATCTTCGCTATAAACGAAACAAATCAAGCAAGCTCAGCGGTAGAGAAATAGATTCACCGCATGCCTTGCAGGCTTTCGTCACCTCCCCAAGGCGTGGGCCTGGGTTGCGCTTAATGATTTCGTCGACAATCTTATTTCTATCAGCCATGCCTAAAGACAAAGCTGTAGATGCTCCTAGTGATGGTGAACCGTCTAATTCAACAATACAGCCAGATAGTAAAAGGGTGTTTAACTCGGCTGATGTTTTGTCATAGTTTTCCATCAACCGTTTTTGTGTGGTGCCGTTAGGTAATGAAACTACGACTGTTCCCAGCTTTGTTTTCATTTCCCATTGACGGTCTGCTTCAGGGTCTTTTAAAGAGTTTACTGGTACATCTTCAATAAGGTCTAAGGTTGTAACATGTTCATCAGAACAGTGGCTACAACGAACCATTAAATCTGTGCTTGGTCCAAAAGTTACTCTTCGGATACCTAAAAGAATTGCGTCTCTGTCTCCAGAAAGCAAAGCGTCTAAGTCCGACGGGTTAACTTCGTTAGGGCCAATCTTTACCAACCCTCTTGCTAAAAGAACATTAAGAGCTTTGCCTGTTGAGCCAGCTTTAGCAACTGCTTCTTCATCAGCACCTGTCAGTTCTCTAACTTCTGCCGTAGTGTGTACTTGACCGTCAAGGTCAATATATCCACCTGGCAGCTTTATTTCAGACTCTGAAGGTGCCCGCGTCTTAATGACCGTCGCGGGCTCCTCCATTGCCTTTGAAGCAAATTGTTCCAGTAGTTGTGCATCTGTAATAATATCGGACATCTTATACTCCTAGTAAGTTTGGGTTACTTCTTTACGCCGTCTTTACGGTTGTAGTTGCTATCTACGTAGAAAGCAGACAAACCTTCGTGTACTAATGACATTGACTCAAATAGAATCGCGCCGTCAGCAGCATTTAGGTCTGTATAGTTTAGTGTAGAAATCCATGCGTTGTGAACCTTGAAGCCCATACGTGGAACGTTAGCGTTTGCGTTAGCAGCTGTTCCAGCAGAGTTTGGGTGGTCCATAACGTAGATGTTTACATTTACACGGAAGCTCTTTGTTGAACCGCCCTGACGAAGACCTTCGCCAGATGTAGTAGCAAAGAGGCCACGCATCCAAGTAATAGCCTGGTCGTTTCCAAACAGAACTCCACGCTGGAATGTGATTGGTGTGAATGTAGTCATGCCAGGAATCTGATGAACAGTGGTGTTATAACCACCTTCACGATACTGGATAGCCTGAGTGTTGATGCTCAAACCAGAAATCTGGCTGAAGCCGCCAACCCAACCTTCGGACTTACCTGTGGTAGGAGGCGTTGTTTTTGTTGTTGATAGGATTCGGTCATCAAACACTGTCTGACCATCGCACTTAGAAAATTCCGCATAGAATCGGAACGAACGTAGTGGGTCGGTCGCCAGTGTAGAGAAGCGATTGATGATGCTACTTGGCATTTATTGGGTCTCCTTTACGCCACAGTAACGGTGGTTCCACCGTCAAACTGACCAATTTTGATTACAACGAATTCAGCTGGACGCTGTAGAGCAACGCCAACTTCAATGTGTACTTCTCCGTTGTCAATCAAATACTGAGGATTGTTTTCCTCATCGACTTTAACGAAGAATGCCTGGGCAGGTGTTGCGCCACGAAGGCCGCCCTGTGACCAGAATGCTGTGAGGAAGCCGTTGACTGTCGTTTCAATACGACGCCATAGGGCCTCATCGTTAGGTTCAAAGATTGCAAACTCTGTAATGTCCTTAAGAGACTTGCGTAGGTAAATAAGTGTACGACGTACTGGCACATACTTATCAACATAGCCAGGCTTAAGAGTGCGTGAACCCATTACAACGTAGCCAGAACCAGGTACAAACTTAATTGCGTTTACTGGTGCTGCTGCTGAGTTAAGTGCGTCAAGGTTTGCATTTGTAAGCTGACGTGTAGAAACAACACCAGCTAGACGTGCTTGCAAACCAGCAGGAGCTTTGAATACTCCACGTGAAGCGTCTGTTGCAGCAATTAAACCAGCCACAGCAGCAGATGCTCCAACAGTCTTTGTTAAACCAGAGGATGAACCAATAGCTGCTGTTGGGTCAGAGATGACCAATGGAGGATAGTAAACTGCTGCATAAGATGACGCAGTGTAGGTTGCTGCAGTAGCTAGCGCTGTAGATGGAATAACATCTTCTCCATCAATAAGTACAAAGCAATCAGTGCGGTTAGTTGCATAGCTGATTAATACGTTCACAACTGAAGCTGAAGTTTGGTCTGGAGCATTAATAACTAATGACTGTAGCACGTTATCTAATGACGCTGCTGATGCTGAATAGTCAGATGCTGCAAGAGAGTTTCCGTTGCTTCCAGATGTGAATGTTTGGTTAGATACTACAGCAGGGTTACGTGTTGCTCCTGTATTACCTGAATTAAGGTCAGTAAGAGTTACGTAAGTAGATGAAGAATTTACAGTTGTAATTGCATATCGAGCATCAGTAGATGTCATGTTAATATCTGTAAAACGCTCAACAATATTAGCATCTGTGATTCCACCGTAGTAAACAGTTAAGTCAAAGTAGCCAGTTGTAATTGAGTTAGAGACGCTGATGTTAAGGCTATTTCCCCAGACGCCTGGAGTCTTAGCTGTAATTGAAAGGGTTGCTGACGGGCTTACAGCACGGTCATTAAGTGAACGACCAGCAACAACTGCGGTGTTTGCAGCACGTACTACGTAGCACTGGCTTCCACCATTTGAAAAAAACATGTAAACAGCAAGAGGTAAGCTGTTTGCTGCTGTTGAGTTCCATGCACCAAACGTAGTAACGTATTGGCTCCAAGATGTTACAAGTGTTGGTGTATTAACTGGGCCTCTATCATTTGCTCCAATAAATGAAGCGATAGAGTCAGAGTTAGCTCCAACAACTGGTTGAATAGGGTTTAGTGTCTCTTCGACGTACACCCCAGGGCGTTGAAATGCCATTTAGATTATCTCCTTTAGATTAGACAGTATAAACATCTGTTACAAGATTTCGTAGACGGAAGGGATATACGTATTGTTTTCAGGAATGTTAATGACAATAGTTTCAACACTAGCAAGCCTTTGAGCCGCTACTGCTGGAGTCATCTCACTAATCACTCTTACGGTGTAAACGTTACGAAGAGTACGGCGATTACCTGTTTCGCCGTCTACTGCATCACGCTTTACAAAACCATCTACGAACATAGAACGATAGCCAATTTCTGTTCCTATTTGATTAGGGACGGCTAACTTTCCGAACTTAGATGGAAACTTATTAAACATCTGATAAAGCAATGCTCTATCATGACGGGGGTTACGAGCGTAGGTAGTTACTTGATATACAAGGTCATACGCTACTGGTATATCAAATACGTAAGTAATGCCTGCTTCTGGGGCTACTGTCCCACGATAATCTGGGTCAGACATTTTTCCAGAGGTCTGACGGTCACTGGCAGGTACGACATCAATAAGGTCAATAGTTATAAATGGAAACTCTTGAGCACGTAATTCTACGTCAGGGTAACCAAACCACACCTTAACTGGACGCTCAGCTGTTTTTTCATCGCCTACTACCATGCCTTGAAGAAGACTCTTTAGGGCAAGGTCTTCTGCAACAATAAATGGGTTACCCATTAGAACACCTCTGCTTCCATGATGATAGAGTCGAGAACTTCTCCGCCTAAAATTTCAGAGGTTACCTTTTCGGTGCGATACATAAACTTGCGCATCACAGACTTTGGTGGCTTTTCAAAGCTTCCGTACTCCAGGTCTTGGATGCGTTGGTCCATTGACTCTGGGTAATCTATATTTAAACTGCCGCCTTCTAATACGACGGAAAGGGAGCTAGCTACATCTGCGGGCCAGCCAGCAGCTACCGCTGTGTCTCGCAGCTCTAAAGTAAGTTCTTTGGCGGCTGACCTAGCGTACATAGAGGCTAGTTCGTCAGAACTATTTATTTCGTTTTGCACGAAGCTTCTTCCCTATAACGTACGATGCTAAAGCTCCAGCCCACACTAAACGACTGGCAGTTTCCCCAGGGATGTTTTCTGTTATTTGCTCGCGGAATTGAATATCAGACGCTTTGTCTATCTTCTTATTCTCGGGCATGACATCTCCATAGAGGTAGCAAGGTACATCGCAAGGGTGAAGCTTTGAGTCCCGCATGGACTCAGTACTAGGATAAAGCAAAGAGGGGCCTTTCGGCCCCTCAACTACTTACTTCTTTTTGTCATCCTTATCGGACTTCTTAATCTTCTTAATAATCTTGGCGTCAATCTTCTTATCTTCAGCCATGGTCTTAGGCTTCTTCTTAGCTCCGTGAGCCTTGTCAGCCTTCTCAAACTTAGCCTTTTCGTCCTTGTCGAAGTCGGCTTTCTTAAGCATCTTAGAGTCCTTCTTCTTATCCTTGGACTCTGTGTACTTGCCTTTCATAAATCCTGGGGTAGCCATTACATGCCCTTCTTCTTGACCATCGAAGACTTCTTAGCCTTAGACGGAGCAGCCTTCTTAGCAAACTTCTTGTTGGCGTCCTTTAGGGACTTCATGCCGTGCTTATCTTTTGCCTTACCGCATCCACATGTTGCACACATATTATTTACTCGCTTTCTTAGGTTTGGAGACTTTCTTTTTTCCAGAGCCTGCAGGGACGCAGTTCGGAACCCTTTTGCCACCCTTAGTCTTCATGCCTACTTGAACGTAGCCATCCCAACACGGGTTAGTATCTTTAGCTTTGTTTGCCATTTAATTTTCTTAGAACGGGCTAGACCAAAATACCGTTACGGCATGGGCAGCAGTTGTAGAAGCAGCAATTGCATATATCTTGTCTCCTGCGTTTAACCAAGCGTTGCTTGCAACAGTTGATTTAGCAAGTGGAATACCTTTGTCAGCCCCTGTTGTAGAAACAGTGATGTCTCCAAGAAAAATTGGGTTGTTGTCATCATTAAATATGGTTACCTGTGTAAGAGGATTCTTAGCAGGGATTTCAACAATAAGTGTTGGGGTAGTGCCTACGGTGTAACTTTGATGATAAACAGCCATGATGTCTCCTAGGATGCGTATGCTTGGAACTGAGGGTCGTTGACCATTTCTTCAGGCATCAGCTGAATACATTCTACGCTGAGGATAGTGAACCTGTCTGCCACAATGCCTCGCTCTTGGATGGCATATGGGCGATATACCTGACCACGCCAGACTACACGGTCACGGTTGTTGATATCTGGGCGGATAATGATGTTAGGTGCAAACTTCTGTACATCTTCAATGTTGAAAGTTAGATGTAAAGTATCTGAGTTGTAGTAACCAACCGCTGAGGTCTTTGCCTCACCCTGCTTGATAACTGCTCTAACTACTGGAACTGAATATGGACCAGTCCACACCTTGCCGCCCATAGAGGATGAAACGTCCTGACCAACATCGTAGATAGGGTCTACTGTGGTATTAACCGCATCAAAAACCCACCAGTCAGCATTTGTTCCTACTGGGTGCTTTAGGTCCGCATCGACACCTTTGAGAATATCAGTAGTCTCAAAATCTGCATCAAAGCGACCGCCTGGGGAATGGGCTCTCATTAGACTCCATCTTTGTAGAACTCTAGGTTACCTAGTAATCGTTCATCTGTAGGGCTAAGCTCCACGGCCTTTTGTCCAAACTCAAGTGCCTTTGCTCTTTCACCTAGCCAGTAAGCACACACAGCAGCTAGGTCATACGGAATAGAGCCCCAAGCAAATGCCTCATTTAAATAATCTAATTGACGTTCTTTAATATTGATTGCCTTCTTGCACAACAGATAGCACTCTTCCCAACGTCCGTTGTCATAATGAAATTGAGCCAGCTCGACATAAGCTTCGCGTTTACCAGGCTCTTCCTGCATAGCTAACTTCCACCACTTAAGTTTCTCTTGTTCTTCTGTAGAACACTTAGCTATGTAACGCATAGATGCTGCACGTTCGGCTTTCCACACAGCCTTAGGCAAAGATAGATGACGCTCAAATTGAGCTTTGGCTTCTTCTAATCTGCCGTGAAAGAACAACTCACGTGCGTAGTAATATGCATTACGGTCGTTGTATGGGTCTTCTTCTACAGATAATTTAAGTAAAGGAAGGTACTGCCCACGAGATTTAGTGTCATCTGCCTTGTGCCATAGCCCTAGTTGAGACCAATACTCTTTCTCTTCTAGTCGGTCTACGTATAAACATTCGTGTACTGGGTGCACCCATCGGTAACCGTGGCGAGCGTGAATCTTATCTCCACCAAATACTAAGCCAGGAGTTCCATCTGGATTAAAGTTCCAGGTGTAATTGTAACGAATACGAGTAGTTCCCTCAGGAGCCTTCTCCATCTCCTTGCGCCAGTTAGGAGCTAGCATTTCATCCATGTCCAGTGAAATGCACATATCAATATCGTCTGGCAGTAGGGCAAGGGCCGCGTTGCGGGCATCATCAAATCTCCACGGTCGTACGCTTATTACATGTACGTTGATACCAAGAGCACGTGCCTTCTCAACAGTCTTATCTAAAGAACCAGTGTCAGCAATCATTAGGTAGTCAGCGTCCTTGCAGGACTCATACCAGCGTTCTACAAACTGCTCTTCATTTAATGCGATGGTGTATACGGCTATTTTCATACGCTTATTGTACCCTTAAAAAGAAAAGCCCCACCAGTCCCTGAGGACGGTGGGGAGCTAATCTTACTTGTTATGCCAGTGAGGCAAACTCTAGCTTTCCATAGATGGTTGTTCCACCATCTGGTGAGTAGAAGTTCAATACAGACTTGCTTGTGCCTGATGCGATAGTAGGAGTTGAGCCACCATCCCATGTGATTCCGTTGAAAGCCACAGCGTTAGCGCCACGGTTTGCAACTTCTACCTGCCAACGTGTTCCATATCCTGATGGCACACCAGTGAAGGTTACTGTTACAGCACCTACTGGGTTTGCAATACGGATGAATGAACCGCTTGTTGGGTTGATAGATACAGCGCCTGTTGAGCCTGTAAGAATCTGAAGACGGCCTGTAACCCCCACATTGATGTAGGCATCGTTAGACTGAGCCAACACCGTTGGCTGTGAGGAAATTGCCATTACTTGCTCGCTTTCTTAACAGGTGCTTCTTCTGCTGGAGCTTCAACTTCTTTAGCAGCCTCTAGGTCATCAAACCCTGTGCCGTTCCAAAGAGCCTTTGCTGCTTCTGGGAGTGTAGGTGGGAACCATACGCCATTAGCGCGAGTCCAACCACGTGATGGTTCTGGGTCCAGACCATCGATATTAACTACCTCAAATAACTGACCTAGTGTTCCTAGGTCAGCTTCTGAGTTTGCAACCATTACCTGTGTAATGATGTCGTTATCAACGAATGCGTATTTTGCCATTATCTATCTCCTTAGAGGACTGCCTTGTCGAACCAGCGAACCATAGCAAAGCCATCCGCGCCGTTTCCGCCAAAGGACATGTAACCATAGTACTGGCAACCGTTAAGGTCAACGTCAATGACGTCTCCAGCATCCATGTAGAGGAACTCCCATGTTACATCAAAGAATGATGCGCCTGCAGGAGCTGCAAGTGTTTGCCAGTAACCAGATGTAGCACCTGTTGGTCCAAGGTAGGTAATTGTGTTAGTACCTGAGAACACGATGTCAAATGGAGGGCGGTCTTCGCGGATGATGACGTTGCGGTCATTCTTCCAACGAACTGTTGGACGTACACGCTTTGGTAGACCAGTGAACTGTGCAGATGTAACACCGCCAGGAGCAGTTGTTAGACGTGCAGCCACACCAGGGAATACTAGAGGGATACGTGGAAGGATTGGGAAGGACTGCCATACAGTGGTGACCTTTGCGTTACCAGTGTCTTGAATGGTTGTACGTAGAACGTTTGAACCATAGAAACCAGCCTGTGCAGAGATAATCAATGTTGCGTTGTAGATAGGAGTCCACTTGAAGTACTCAGATGAGAGTGCTTCATAGTTAACTGCTACTGATGCAGAGTTGTGTGTAAGAAGTGTCTGTGGAGTGTTAGTCCAGTTAGAACCACCACCACCGCCACCTGCTCCAGTGTTAGCAATTGCATCAAGACCACGTGCGTAGTAATCCTGTGTGGTAGAGGCCTGGGTTGAAATCCATGTTGGAGCACCCTTACCGCCACCGTTCTGTCCCATACCAGGTGTTGCCTGTGTCTGAGAGTTAGATGCGTTCCAGCCTGCACCGCCACCGCCACCAGCAAGTGGTAGTCCTAGAGGTGAGCCAGAGTTAAGACCATTAAGTAGAACACCAAGACCACCATCACCAGCACGTCCCATGATGTGAGTATTGTTAGTTCCTGAGTTCCATACTGCGAATCCACCTTGGTGTCCGCGCATAGGCCAAATCTGCTGTGAAGAGGCTGCTGATGTACGGTATCCGTCAGCAGAGTTACCACCAGTTACGCCCACACCGTACATGATTGCTGGTTGACCGATTGAGCCTGCGCCCGCACCGCCACCCGCAAGTGTCATAACAGTTGAACCTGCTTGAGCTGCGTGACCACCATTGTTGCCACCCTCAAGACCATACTGCCAGTGACGAGAGTTAGTGTTCCAAGTACCACCACCTCCACCGCCTTCTGCAGATAAGGTTCCAAGTGAGTTAACAATTGGGGTTAGACCAGGCTGACCAGCGTAGAAGTAGTTGACGTTATCAACCTTCTTGTAGACAGTAGCAACTGCTGCTGGCTCAAGCTGTGGTGCAATGATGTGGTATTCAGAAGCTGTACCAGTTGCTGATGTAGCTCCCTGCAAGTTCATGATACCCAACTTAGCGTATACAGCTGCTGTAGGTGCGGCAACGCCGTTAACTACAACACGTACTGGGTAAGTAACTGATGGCATCTGCTGTGTTCCTGTTGCTACACCAGAGATTGGGATGTAAACGTTGTTGCCTTCTGTACGAAGGATTGAGTTGTAATCCGCGTCAAAGTACTCAATATACGCACGAGTTGGGCGATACTGGTTAGCTGTACCTGTAGCAACTACGAACGCAGAACCTGAGTACTGTACTCCAGGTGTAATGCGAACAAAGCGGTGTGAAGTTTCAAGGTTTGCACCGTTGGTTGAGTTAGTCTGCATCATCAAGGACTGAGCCTCGCGGTATACAGGCATACGCCATGTGGTTGTTGTGCTTCCAACTTCAAGCTGTAGGTTATCAATCCAGTAGTTAACAGATGGCTGCTGGAAGACAATTACAGGGTGGATAAACTGTGGTGTTGAACCCCACTGGTATGTACCGTTAGCAAGAGCTGAAGCAATTGCTGGTGTTGAGAATGTGGCTGAAAGACGGCGCCATCCTGTCTGACCAACAGTTACGTTAGAACCAAGCATCTGAACACCAGATGGGTTGCTGAATGTAAGTGATGTGGTTGACAATGGTGCGTTAGTAGCTAGAGACAAAGTAACTGATGTACCAACAAGGTTAGATACAACAGTGTTTGACTGGATACCAGAGCCTGTTACAGCCATACCAATCAAGATACCTGTAGCGTTATCGACAGTGATTACGGTTGCTCCGTTTGAGCCTGTACCGTTAGCTGTGAAAGAGCCACCGTAGTTAGTCAATGTTGCTGGGATTGTCTGGCGTACGAAGAATCCGTTTGACTGACCAGCGTCGATTGAGTTAGTTGTACCTGAGTTAGTACCACCAAGGTATGAAGTGCTTGAAATAGCATTCCATGAAGCTCCTGCAGAACGAATCTGGAAGAGGATTGGTGTAGATGTGCTGATATTTACGTTAGTTGAAATATAAGCAGAAAGTGTGTAAGTAGCTGCTGGGATGTAAGGAACACCCTGGAAGCCTGTAGATGATTGCAAACCGTTAGATGTTGTGGTTGAGTTCATTGTTGAGAACTGAACCCATGTAGGTGCACCAGCAGAAGTTGATGAGCTAGTACCGCAGAT